CACCGGCACCATTAGTATAATCACATCCGCCGTTTTTTCTATCGATAAGCGTATTGGCAATATCGTTATCCGATCCCCCGTCTACGCATAAGTACATGGAATGTGGATTCATCGTGACGCCGGATATAACCAACGTCGAGCTAGAAACATTTTCTAAGAAAGTTGCACTTTTAACATTAGGTGTAGCATATACCCCCGATAATATGGACTGGGGTAACCCCATGCCTTGCACAGCCAATGTGGCTTTACGATAAGTTTTGGCTGCATCATCGCTTTGAGTGTTAGTACCTATAACAGCGTCATTAGCATTTGTGACTGTTTCCCACCCAATAACTAAGCTAACAATTTGCGTCAAAGTTCCTGGAGCCACACCGATTGGCCCAGGGTTTAACGCTTGGAAAGTCACGTCAATACTGCCACCGACAGGAATAGTGACGATAGTAGTTGTTTGAAATATTTGTTGTCCGACGGTTTCTTGAGCCTGAGAGCCTGCGGGTATAATAGTTCCCACTACCCCTGTGACTGTACCTACAACTGTACTATATGTGGCCGGAGTGCGTTGAGTTCCCGTGAGGGCTAATATTGCATCTAAAAAAGTACCACCAGCAAGATTAGGGTTTATCTGATTAGCAAGAGTAGCATTGTTAATTGCTATTCCATCACGAGCTTGAATTTCTGCCGCAATTAAAAGACCTTGGGGAGTATTCGGTGTGGTAATTAAATCTTGACCCCAGAGAGCTTTATACTCATCGATTACTTGCTGCTGAATAACACTCGTGTCAGGTACGATGACGCCCTGCGGTTCCACATATTGATATACGTCAGCCATTGACTGTCCCTGTCCCGTAAATTGTTTTAATTACAGCGGTATAAGTTAAATTATTATCCGATAAATTGTATTTAAAAGATACTATTTCTTTTACACCGGCAACTGATAGTAGTGTAGCACGTACTGCTGCTTCATATTGTTGAGTATTAGGAACACCCACCCAAATCAATTGAAAATTGGGTAAACCCTGATTTGCTGCAAAAATCATTTCACCTAAGATAGTTTTAGTCGCATGTGCACAAGCTTGTAAAGTTCCTTGAATATCAAATACTACAGCAAGATTACCGTCTTCACCTATGTAGATGTCGTTTTTGTAATTTACCGCTAAAGTTTGTGCAGTCATATTTTATCCTATGGTGGCGTAGGTGGAGGAACTGGAGCGCCAGGAACACCAGGTGTAAAGCTTACATTCGTAAACCCACCGCCTAGTGGGTAAATAGGCCCACCAAAATAAGCACTGTAGACCCCTGTAGCTATCCCATAAACTGCCAATCCACCTAAAGTTTTGAGTAGTCCAGTACATGTGACTAATGGTGAATCTAATGTTATACCAGAATTATCCATTGTAATACTTGGTGAATAGCCAGCCCCAGAACCAGGATCATTGGTAACTTTAAGTTTAATAGTACAATTATTAGTGGGGCTTGGATTATTACATTCTATGTCTACTATTTGGCTACCTAAAGATATTTTAGTTTTACCATCCAAACTTTGAATAACCATATTATCTGTGTCACTACCATCAACCGTATATCCAGTTAGAGCGCTTGGTATAAACACGCTGTCGGAAAAGTTCTTAACCCGATTAGTATTTGGGGGTGCTTCAGAATAGGATTGTAAGAATAAGCTTATGTCTCGGTCATTAGCCATGATGAAGCCTAAATCGCCTGCGTACTCCTCACTTGCCCCTTTAAGCGGGAAATTAATGATAAATCCCCCACCCCCAATATTAATAACTGGGATGTTAGCGATTTGCGCTCGACTGACTTGTTGTCCCGAGGTACTTATCATGGCTATAAGAACTTCAACTTGTACCCTATTTGTGTCCCTATCGTATTTAAGAACCCTGGCAGGCAGCATGGTATCAACATTCTTAAGAAGTTGATTAAAAACTGACTGTAAAGTACCCGCCAGCGTGTCATTATTAGCTGGGTCAATATTCGGATTATTCCCTACGCTATCAGCCATTGCTACGCCTCGCCGCTTCAGCAATAAAATAAAAAGGAGTATCTCTGTTAGATATCTCAAACCCTAACTTATAAATAATATACAACCCATTGACCGCAGGATAGATGTCACTTCTGATCTGTAGACCTCCCCCAAGCTTAGACACATTGTCTAATAAGTACTTAACTTTAATCCCTTGCTCTGTGATTTCAGGTATGCCGACCATTCCAGACGCTGAACTAAGTTCGCGCACAGCGCCAGTGATAGGTACGGCTCCGTCTTTGACAACAAGAATCTCATTATCAATAAAGGCATTCACGTTTCCCATAGTTCCAAGCAATCCTACTTGATCAAGAGATGACCCAGAAAATGTGTAATTAGTTATGTTTTTGTTAGTTGCCTGAAAATTTAATATCGTCTGAGTATCTTGTGCTACTCCGGCGGCTATCTCTTTAAGAGATGTAGTTCCAGGATGGTTTCTTGACAAAACTGTTCCTTTAACATAATTTCCAGTTAGACATTTTAAAGTAACGGTTAAATCAGGCGGTTGGGAAACGATTGCACTAGTAACATTGCCACTATAAATAAGAGTAGTTCCATACGATTGCCTCCCAGCATATAACTTAACAACTTTTGCTGTTCTATTGGGATTAAAAGGGGACGTTTCGGTTAATATGAAATCTTGAGTAACTTTATCTAAATTGGTAATGGTAAGTTGCATTTCGTTCTGGAGGGCATTAGCATATTTTGTACCAACAGCTTTTATGTAAATTTCATCATAAGTTGCTATTCTCCCATTAACTTCGATAGAAATTTGTACAACTCTTGGGTCAAGTTCATTAGCCATTAGCTCGTCGCCCTGAATGCTACAAGTTCAGCTTGAGATGCGTATATCATAAATTGAGTTACACCAAACTGAGTATATATAGGATAATCGCCATTCTCAGTAACAACTATGAAATTACCAGCTTCAAGATAACGATAAGGAATAATTGGATAATTTGGAATTATCCTTTGGCCTAATAGTATTTCTGTATTATTTCTGTCTATATCAATAGCTGAAACATTATTTGTTACATACACCCATATGTCGTATTGATTTCCATCAAGAACTATGGAAAAGGACTGATTTGGTACATTAGCTAACGGTATTAGTATCATCTTTTAAAAAAGTCCTTTACGTCTTCTGCGGCAGACTGAGGAACACCACCCACCGTAGTATCTTGAGGTTGTTGATTTCCCCTACTCACCACACTAGATTGTTTTGGATTAGCCGGTACATAATCAAATTTAGTGGTAGCAAATTGAGCCTCTTTTAACCCTAACTCCAATGTCAATGCATCATATACGTCTGGGTTTTCTTCATGAGGCATTGAGGATATTAATTGATTATAATACACGCTGGACTTAGTTTGTACAATTAGTAATTCTGCGTTTAAATATAGCTGTTTTATTTGCCTATAAGTGTCCTGATAATCGGCAGCCTGTAGCATCATGGTCAATTCACATTCAACAGGTAGTATGATTCTATGGTCAACAATAGTAGCGCCGTTTTCTAAAGGATGCTCCATGACCTTGGCTTCTTCTTTTATTATGGCTTTTATGGCGCGACCGCGTGGAAATACTTGCTCGAAATCTTGATTAAACACGGCTACTTGGTCATACGCGTGCGTAGGTAATAGGGTCTCTAATATATTAGCCATTAGATTAATGTTCCCCCACTAAATTGGTATTGAGCTTGCCTAAATTGTGTTTGAAGTGCATTTTCTAGCCCATATGCAATTTCTGTTGCATCAGTGGCTTGGGTGTTAATTTGAACTTCCCCTATTGATACAGAGGTACTTTTTGCAGACGTATTATTTATTGCACCTCGTAAAGCGGGAGAACCAGCCGGTGAAAGAGCAACTTTTAATAATTCTTCTTTTGCAAAAAGTAAAGAAAAAACTGCTGATTTTCCAGAACTAGTAAAACCCAATTGTTCGTTTAATTTATGAATTGGATCGAATATTTTTTTATCTATATATTTAAAAGCATCTATAAAATAATCAACAGCTTTTGTAAGAGCTTCAAAATTACTTTTTACCTCTTTTATACTATTATTGATTTTATTAAAAGCAGAGGAACCTATAACACCCAACTCGGGAAATTTTTCTAACAGTTCACCCGTGATTGATTTACCGCCGCGTTGAAATGTCTGAATGTCATCGTACACTAAAGCAAAAGCCGCCGACAGCAATCCCAGAGCGGCAATAGTGCCGTATAGATAGGGGTTACTTGCAACTAAACTTGCAATAAAACCCCCAATAGCTAAACCTATTGGGATAAGAGCGCCTTTAATTAAACCGGAGTGTTTTTGAAGGTATATAGAGAATTCTTGTACAGCATGTAAAGTTTTACTCAAATACGGCTCTATTTTTAAAAAAGCCTGTAAAAATATACTTTGCAACCCATGCCCTGTATCTTGGAGTTCACTTCTAAATCTTCTAAATGAAATAGCCCCATTTTCTGTGACAACACCCAATTCTTTTTGTCGTTTAACAAGAGCGTCTACCTCTGCTCTACCTTTTTGTAATAACAAAATAGTAGGCAAGTCTAACCCTAGGACTTTTCCATATTTCACAGCTTGTGCACGATTTAGCCGCTCAAACTGTGCAGCTAGGACGGGTAAAGATTCCATTGCAATTTTAGGCGTAGTTCCAAGATGTTCAGCTAAAGACTCAATAGATTTTGTCATCCCAGCTAAACTACCGCCTGTTTTTTCTACTGCACCACCCCATGCTTGTAACGCACTGGTGTTAACCCCTAGTTGGTTGGAAGCTTCCGTAAGATCAAATGCATATTTGAGAGCACTAGTAACACGATTAATTACTGCATATAGCGATAGCCATCGTCTAGCGACGCGGTTAAGTTGAGAGTCTAAGCGTCCCGCCGAACGATTTACGCGTTCAAGTGCGCGTTCCGCATCGGACGAATCGCCCTTAAACATAATGTAAAATGTATCTAAAATCGCCATCTTATCGCCTCTGTTGCTGTCGGCTACGCTTCTCGGCTTCTTTAGCCGCTAAGTATTCATTCATTCTCGGGACGACTATAGCTTCATACAGTATAAAAGCGTCTTCAAGCGTATATATAGTCCTCAGTTCTTGAAGAGATGCTTTACCCTCGGCCAAAATTGTTCCAACGAAATTGTCAACGTTTTTGAAATCCACGCCGGTAATTTCTGGGCTAAATCTTTCCAAATATTCAAGACTAGCCCATCGCGAAAAAAAGAACAGTTATACTCAATCATAGATAGTTCAACTTTAACCAAAGTCTCCCAATCACCTGTTTGTGCATTCACAAAGTCGGGGGTGCTAAGTCTTTGTATGTTTCCGCCACTGTCTACGGCAACGAAGTTCATCAATTCAAGCATGATTTCTTCATTTTGTTTATATTCGCTAACCTTAGGTATAGCCGTTAAAGGGTAGCTACTTATAATTTTTCTACCCTGAATAGCTGGAAATTTAGACAATATAAACTTTTTGTTATTAATTACCACCGTTTTTGGCTCAAGTAACTCTGACATTAAATACCTACCTTGTTCTCAAACGAAAAGTTATAAACTTTCGATTTCAAACGGCCAGCACTCGATACCGCATTACCAGGCATGCCGTCCGTAATGATACCGTTAGTTAACGTGATAAAACGTTTATCTGGGTAGACAGCGTTTATTGTAATTACGTCTTTAGCTCCCTGCTTTCCTTTACCAACACGGTTAGCCTCAAACAATATGGACAAATTAATGTCATCGAATGTCGAAGGAACTACAGCAAGAGTGATTTTAATGGGATTAGCTTTTGCCCATACGATTAAGTCACCATTTAACCCCATTGCACTATCGGCAATCTGCATACTTGGTAAATCAAATGGGTCTGAGTCATCGGCGAACTCTGTTACCTTAAAACCGAAGGGGAACGTATTAGACCCCCTAACGGTCACTACTAAACCAAAACCTGTAATAATAGCCATTTTCTAAACTCCTTTTAGATTAGCACGTGCTCGCCGGTTATCAAATTAATGACATCATCCTTGCTGTAAATTAACGTATAGACGGCTTTATACAGTGTATCTGGCCCAACTGTGTAGGGAACAATGTCACAATTTACCCAGTACCCTATAGTTTGAATTTGGTACCATGCGGTGTCGTCTCCAGTAGTTGCATTGATGTATGCAATCTGAGATGGGGTTAAGGCCTTATTAGCGCTAATGGTTCCGTTGTTTGTAGCTTCTTCGATGACTGACTGTAGTACCGCCAGAATCTGCGATTGACCTTGAGCATTTGCAGAAACCCTAGCTTGTGACAATAGTAAAGTCATCAAAGCTGCTTGCATTGCATCTTTTAACCAAATTTCATTGGTGTATGTGTTCATGGTAGTAGGGGTGTTAGGTAATCCCATCATACTTCCACGTTGATAGAAAGCTAATAAAGTACCGGCAGTTTGAGTGACACCATAGTAGTTAACTTTAATAGCGTCATAAGTATTTGCCGTAGTGTCATCAGAAACACTAGGGGTTAAATTCGAAATTTGGAACATATAATTTTGTACAGAGTTTGTCGATGTATAGTCCGTAGCCGCAAGAATCATCATTGGGAACTGTTCTGGGTATTCTGTA